TGCCCACTCGTACTTCAATCAACCGAACGAAGAGGCGGAAGTAGCGGAAGCCATGGCGAAGGATCTGGGGCTGGATGGCGAGTACCCTACCATCCTGCTGCGAATCGGCTATGGTAAACCGCAGCCCTACTCCAAGCGACGAAGTATCGAGGAGGTGATGATGTGATGGTCGTAGGCGCATATGTTCTCTGGTGATTCGGATAGCTTGCTGTTCGCTACGCCGTGGTGATAGTACTTTCCTTCTGGCACATGGAGACTTTGCTACCTGGACAGCCCACTAGCTAGAGCCAGACTGAGATCGCAGCTATAAAACTTTAGAGTAGCTTTATAGTAGGCTAATCTTACGGATGTGGGGCGGGTCTTTTCGCCGGCAAGCAGCTTTAGAGTAGAGAATGGGGCGCTATTTAGAACGCCCCATTTTGTCGTTGTTGTCACGCTTGGTATTGTCTTTGCCATGAACACCGTACATAAGTTGCGCAGCGGGCACTATGGCGGACACAAGAGCTTCTGTAGGCTTATTATTTATTGCTAATATAAATGCAGCTACAAGGAATAGACACACTAACACCTTGTCTATCATCATCGACGTCTTTATCATTGCATCTCTGCGTTCGATATGAGCTATCTCCGCAGCCTCTGATTTCTCCGCCATCCTAAATATGCGTTTGGCGGACCCGGGCATCACCTGTTCGTACTTCGCAAACTCACTGGCCGGAGGGATGGGTCCTTGGTAGGCGACAGCAGAGATAGCTCGGATGGCAACTTCGTTTTGAGCCGAGTCTCCGCTGTCTTTAGATGCGCTTCTTGCGATCAACCCGTCGCTTGCTGTTGGCTTTGCGCCTGGCGGGTAGTGCCTTTGTAGCTGAGCTCGTCGTTTCATTCAACGCCTTTCTTAAAATTACGCCTGTAGTCACCCAAGACTTCTCAAATATCCTGTTGTTGGTTTCTATTTTGATAGGGTTCATCCCCAGGCGTCTTATGGTCTTGTATTCACGCAATACTTCTTCCATATCGCTCCTTTCGTGTTTCTCAATTATACCACCGCCGGCGTCTTGGGTGTAAATCATGGCGCCGAACACAGTGTGTGTTCACTACTGTAAAACAGGCTCGTTTCGAGGTTTCTATACAGTAAGAAATATGAACGATATCTTAGCGATAAAGCCAAGTCGACAGCCGATCCTACGACGGGGTAGCTTTGGCATGCTTGGCGACGTACTTGCCGAAGGTGCGACAATCTCTGGCGACCGATCTGGCAATATCAGCAGACCTACATCCCCATCTCAGCCTGAGGTCTCCGGATGTAGTATGAAGCGTAGCTGTCACCTCACCGCCATTATCGTAATACTCGTAGTGCTTCTTGGTCTTGGGTGCCGCCAGGGCGAACAAGCCAAGGACGGCCACTCGGGTGGCGGTAATGCGCTGAGTGGTGGTGACGTTGGAGCCGGCATCAACAGACTTGTCGTAACTAAAACCGCAAATATCCTCCCACTTAAAGTTTGCAATAAACTTTTCCTCCGGCTGATCAGCTGGCTTGTAGCCTCTACTTCGTATTCTTACCCATTCGACACGCTTAGCGTATTGCTGCGGGGTAATCTTGCTGGCATCCATCTCTATGTCGCTGTGGCGTATATGTACTCCGGACTCATTGGCAACCAAATGCAAACGTCCATTTACGCTGGGAATACCCTTGAAAGAGCCGTCGTACTCAAGTTCAAGGTCAACTCGTGGCTCCAGCTTCTCCAGCCCCTTACACATCTTCCGGATCTCCCACCAATTCGGAATATGAACTTTAGCCTTATTACCGTAGTACATACTATTTCTCCTTTCCGAGATTATAGCACATTTAGAAAAGCAGGAGGTCAGCTATGAGCACCAACATCGGAGCAATGATGATTAAAATCCAGATCGACGACTCTAAGGTCGGTCCGAAATTAACCTCTATCCGCCAGGCGATGAAGCTAACCAGTGCTGCTAGCAGTAAGAACTTCGAGGAGGTCGGCAAGAGTTCGGAATCAGCGATAGACAGGAGCGCAAAGCAGTCAAAGGTGATGACGGGGCTGTGGCAGGCGGGACTGACGGTAATCAGTCAGCTGTCATCTAGGGTCTTTAGTAAAGTAACTTCGAACATCGATGGGGCGGTCAAGCGAGTCGACACCCTGAATAACTTCCCGAAAGTAATGCAGAACTTCGGCATATCCGGGCTGGAGGCAAGCAAGATGATCAAACAGCTGGACATAGGGGTGAAGGGACTGCCAACCTCACTGAATGACATCGCCAGTCTGGCGCAGAGCTTCGTACCGGTGACGAAGAACTCAGAGATGGCGGCTAAGACCTCATTAGCCCTGAATAACGCCCTGTTAGCCGGTGGGGCGGTCGAGCAGGTCAGAACGGCCGCCATGGAGCAATTCCGTCAAGCGCTAGCCAAGGGTAAGCCGGAACTGGAGGACTGGAAAGCACTGGAGACAGCCATGCCGGCACAACTACAACAGACAGCCAAGGCATTGGGGCTGGGTACCGGGGCGCTATCTGCCTACAGTACTAATGGGCAAGGGCTGTATAAGGCAATGAAAGCCGGCAAGATAACAATGGATGACTTCAACAACGCCATGATCAAGCTGAACGAGACGGGACTGGGCGGCTTCCCCAGCTTCGCCGAGCAAGCCAAGAATGCTACAGGGGGGCTGCAGACCTCGATAGCCAACGCTACCACCGCCATCACCAGAGGCATCGGAGACATCATCCAGGCAATCGGGACGGACGTACTGGGAGCGGCGATAGGAGACAGCGGCAAGAGATTCGAGAGTGTGATGAAATCAATCGCCGGCTGGATCAGGGATAACCACGACGCCATCCTGAAGTGGGTCGGCGTCATCAAGAGCAATGCCATCCCGACACTGACCTCCTTTGGTGCTGCTATGACGGCAATCAAGGGGCTGAAGATTGCCGACAGCTTGACGTCAGAGAATGGAAAAATAAAGAAGAAATTAACAGAAGCGTTTAATACCGAAGCTGTAAAGGATTTTTATCGTATACGCAAAATGAAGGCGCCCGAGAATGCAGTCTTCAACGAATCCATGCTTGAGGGAGCAAAGTCGACAAAGATATTCTCCCTAGGTTTCAAGGCCGTCACTAAGCTCATCACCGGCGTATCATTCGGACCGGTAACGGCCGGGGTGATCGGCGTGGTCTCGGCACTGACCTTCTTGCAGACGAAGTTCAACATCTTCGGTAAGCTGGGTAAGCTGATAGGAGATGGACTGGGTAAGCTGAAAGAGGTGGCCGGACCGGCTATTAGCGCCGGACTAAAGACGCTGGGGTCAATCATCGATGGTGTAGGTAAGGCTATCGGTGGGTTTGCCTCGGGTATTGCCTCCGGCTTCGGCGGTGTCGTAAAGACGGTAGGGGAGTTTATCTCTAACTTCACCTCCGGCTTTAGCGGAGTAGGAAAGACAGCCGGAGAGTTCGCCTCGAACTTCGGCAAGATACTAAAGGATGTATTCCCGGCATTTAAGCCGATGGTGGAGTCGTTTAAGACGCTATTTAAGACCCTGGGAGACAGCTTTAACAAGATAGTTCAGTCCATCGTTAAAGCGTTTGCCCCGCTAATGCCGGCTTTCGCCAAGCTATTCGGAGCAATCGGCAAGATATTTGAACAAATCTTTAAGGTCGGGTCGATAATCGTTACGCTGGTGATCGGCGTGATAGGAGCTATCGCCGGGGCGGTCGGCAATGTCCTCATGCCCATCATCAGCGTAGTTGTTAGTGTGGTTTCAACTATCATAGGTGTGGTGAGCGGTATCGTCGCCAATATAATCGGCGTGGTGGCGCAGATCATCGCAGTGGTGGTCGGGATAGTGGCAATCATCATCAACATCGTAGCCAACCTCATCTCCGTGATAATCGGCATCGTAACGGGGATTATTAGCGTGATAATCGGAATCGTTACGACAATTATCAACATCGTGATGGGGATTATCACGGTGATAGTCAATATCATCAGCACAATCATCGGGGTAGTAGCCGGCATAATAAGTGCAATCATCGGGGTGGTGAGTGCGGTCATCGGCGTGGTGGTCGGAATTATCACAACAATCGTCAATGTGGTGAGCGGTATCATCGGCGGCATCATCGGGGTGGTCAGCGCAGTGGTCAACACTATCGTGGCAGTCTTCCAAGGTATCATCGGAGTGATTACGGGCATCTTCAGTACCATCGCCAATGCCATCGGGTCGATATTTAGAGGCATTGCTAAGACAATCGGCAACATCATAAACGGCATAGTAAACATCGTCAAAGCGCCGATTAACTTCATCATCGACGGGATTAACGGTTTCATCGGCGGCATCAATAAGATTAAGATCCCCGACTGGGTGCCGGGGGTCGGCGGTAAAGGTATTAACCTGCCCAAGATACCCAAACTGGCCGTCGGCGGTATCGTCGAGTCGGCGACTATCGCTATGATTGGCGAGTCGGGTCGAGAAGCAGTGCTACCGCTCGACAGCAATACAGGCTGGATTAACGAGGTAGTAGACAGGCTGGTAGATCGCATGGACGGCAATAAGGCAAGCCCGGGCGGTAAGACGACCATTAACAACAACTACGAGGTGCACAATGATATCGACGTCGAACTAATCAGCCGAGCACAGGCAAGAATGATCAGGAGGCTGGCATAATGGCAAAAAACAACTATGACATCACGATTAGAGCCAGGTCAGGCGACGAAGTGACGTTCTGGGGCTCGAAGTTCGACGACGAGGGGAACGAGCCTCACCGCATCGGCTATAGCGGACTTAGTGGACTTGGTGAGCCGGAGCGTCGCACTACCTCAACAGTCAAATCCGGAGCTGACGGTGGACTGGTGGTGGCCCGTGACCAGCAATACAGTAGCCGCATCGTCTCATTTACGGGCTTTGTCATGACGAGATCGAGCGAAGAGCTGACCAAATACCGCCGAGCGATTGCTCGAGCTATGCCGATCAGGGAATATGTGCAGGTCTTCATTGCTGCGCCCTCCGGCGACATCTATGGAGCACAGGCAGTCGTGTCCAGGTGTAAAACTGAGCTGGTTCACTCCGACCAAAGTAACACAGTGATGGACTTTGACGTCGATCTAATTTGCCCTGATCCTTTATGGCAAGACTACTCATCGAGTGACGCTAATCAGGTAAGAGTCACCAAAGTAAAGCCGGGCGGGTTACACTGGGGCAAAACAAGCCTGAACTGGGGTGGCAGTGGGCTAAAGTGGTCCAGCGGTGGCAGCGTGCCGGTAGCGACCAACAGTGGCTCAGACGTAGTCTACCCCACTATTACCATAGCCGGCACAGTCACCAGTCCGGTCATTAGCAACCTGACGACCGGTGAGTCAATCCGAGTGCCTATCGCCCTGAGCGCCGATGACACGTTGGAGATAGATATGGACAACGAGTCAATCAAGCTCAACGGGCACAACGCGCCGAGTTCATCGATAGTCGGAAGCTGGTGGGGGCTGATGCCGGGCGTTAATCGATTGCAGTACACCTCGAATAATCAGAGCGACACCGCACAGGTGGTGGTAAGCTGGCGCAACCGGTACACGGAGGTGTGGTAAATATGGAAAACGGTAGTTCAAAGCCCATGCGCAAGTACGAGGTGGAAGTCTGGTGGCGCAATCGGACTAAGGTCGGTGAGATCGGACGTCTGCTCAACTCGTTCAAGTGGACGGAATCTCGCAATGGCGTCGGCTCGATCGATTTCAACATAGACCAGGGCGTACTCAGTGATTACTGTCAGAAGATCGGCGAAGACCCCGCCGTCTTATTACAACTCAAGAATACAGATATCAAGCTAAAGCGCTACGGCAAGTATCGCATCGGGGGCTTCGTCAACGACTTCCCCGATATCAACTTCAACCAGAGCAACACGACCGTGTCAGTGTCTTGCGATGGATATCTCAATCTGCTGGCCGACCAGATGATTACCAACACTAGACGATACACACAGCAGTATACGGCGGATATAGCCAGTGACCTAATAAGATACGCCTGCGCTAAATCAGGCTCAACACTGGATATCACAATCTCTAACGCTAACTACTATGCCACCCAAGTCAGACGAGACCGAACTTATGACAATAAGCAAAATATCAAGGATGCGGTAGTCAACTTGACCAGCCTGGGTGACGGCTCGAACGACTTTGACTTTAGGTTTACGCCATTTAGAGAGTGGGAGAGCTACGACATCAACAGCCCAATCGTTCACGATATGACAGTCATCTACCCGGCGCCGGCTAAAGCCAGCAACAGGCAAGCCGGTGCTACATCGATGAGCATGAAGCTGGTCTCCTCAATGGCAAACTACATCATCGCTCGAGGATCGGGGCAGGGTGACACAACACTGGTCGTCACCGCTTCAGACGCCGAGTCAATCGCCCAGTATGGCATTCATGAGTCCGTACTTGATTATTCTGATATCTCCGTCAGAGAGACACTGTTGCAGCACGCCGAGGCTGAGCTTGCTGTCAAGAAGCTGCCGATATTCCTACCTCAACCGAAAGTTAACGGAGCTGAGTTTGACGTTGGCTCAATCCATGCCGGCGAAGTCATCCGAGTTATCAACAACAAATCACCCTGGTTTAAGGTAGACGGGCTGTATCGTATCGAGGAGATGGTCGTCTCGGTAAACTCAGAAGGTAGCGAGGAAGTCGACTTGACACTAAGTAGCCTGGGGGTAAGGCAATGATTAATCTCGCCGAACAGGACTCCGTGGGTATCGCCGGCAAGGCAAAACAGGTTAGAGACGAACTATTAGCCCTCAAGGCAGCACAGTTCAGAGACAACCGGACTCTAGCCGATACTAAGCTCATCAACGGTGTCTGGCAGGGGGTGGCTGACTTGCGTCAAACCTTCGGGCGATGGCAAGTCTCCTTTTGGCTCGAGCAGTCAACCGAGACTTACGCTGCTAATCTACGCTACAAGATGAACAATCTGGCTGCGGGAATACTCGAGCCTCAAGTCAGGGAAGAGTTCCTGTCGGCGTTTATGACTGAGCTGGCGCCGGAGAAAGTCGTGTGGTTGCTCAGTATACGTCCATCCGGACCAACTATATACAGTAACCTACGCATCGACGTTCAGGTGTCCTCCAACGTTATCGGCAGGCTGGTGGTAGAGAAGATAGGATAGGTTGAATGAATGACGACATAGTTACCCAAATTAACGACAATCGAATGATGCTGGAGGCGCTAAAAGCCGGTCAGCGCACTTCGCTTGACTCGTTCGGAGCGTATGTTTATAACGACGTTGTCTATCTACCCAGCATAAACAACACCGGTCAAGTATGCTCTGCCGTAGTCACTTTCAAAGCGGATAACTCTAATTCGAGCTGTCTAAACGTCAGTGCCACCCTGGAGCCGGAGGTAGATCCGCTAGGGTTGGAATACTACGGTATCGGCGGACGCAACAACGGGCCGGCGATGAGAAGAGAACCCAGCTCGCAGTCGGGGCTTGTGAGATTTATCAGTGGCGCAAACCTCGGTGCTCGGGTCAAGGTACAAGTTCTATCCGCCGAGCCTGGCAGTATCACCGTGGAGGTCGTGCAACACTCATGATTACGCCAAAAGAAAGCAACCTGGTGGATATCATCAATCAGCAGCACAAGCAGGTGCTCGCCTTAAAAGCTCGACAACCAATGCCCGGGTACGCTTTAATCACCAAGCTGACATCTGCCAGCCGCAGACTGGACTCGGGCAACGCCATCGGTGTGTGGCTTAAGGTGACCTTCAACTTTGGCGATAAAGGATATTTTATCGGCGAGATATCAATCAGTGAGATTCGATATGACAACTCTATCAACGGATTTTCCGAGTATTTTACTCAGATAGACAGCACCCAAGCCGGGGATGGACGGGTGATAACCTATGCCTATTACATGCCGGCTTATGGTAATGGCGTATACAACGTGCGAGTGGTGGCGAACGGAAGTAAGACGGGGAAGTTCACCATAGAACAGGTGAAGGCACAGTAGTGTTTCGAGGTTTCTATATAGTGAGGAGTATGAAGATGAGCAAGAAATCTACTAGTGTCTTTAGGCGAATACAATCAGCTATTACCGCCTTTAGAGACCCCACCGGAATAGCCAGCAATCTAGGACATAGTCTAGGGTCAAGCTTTCGCTTATCGGGCGACGGAGATTATCTGGACAATGCCTACGCCGACATAGTCAAAGCGGCCAATGGCTTTGCCAAGATCGAGCCGTTCTTCGTCGACCGCAAAAATAAGCCGACAGACTCGCCGCTTCTCAATGCACTATACCGACCGAACAACAAGATGTCAGCCAGCCAATTCCGCAAAAACCTCGCTATCAATCTACTGGTGCACGATAAGTTTTATCTACTCCTTCTGGACAACAAGTCGGTATATGATGAGCCGGTCAGATCTATCTCGCAGGTAACCGGCTATGACATTCTCTTACCGACCAACGTCTCGCTGGATGACGATGGTAGGGTAATATCGACCGTGCTGAAGAAGCAGAACGTCAACGTTAACCCAAATCGGGTACTGGAGATATCTGATGTGCTTGACCCCCGTGACCTTAGTCGAGGCTATGCCGCCTATCGAGCGATGATGCCTTGGGCGAAGCTGGACGACCTAAATCGGCAGATGCAGGAAAAGTACTACGCTCGAGGTGGAACTCCTAATGGACAATTCAACATTATCGCCGACACCAACGATAAGTACCAGACGGTCAAGAACAGTATCATCGAATCGATGGCAAACGGGGGAGGTAATAACGAGCCAATATTTAGCCATACCCCGATCGTTGACGGCAAGCCAGGCACACCGATGGTTACTTGGCAGCAGATCCAAAGCAACGCCAGAGACATGACTACGTCGGACATCATCGACTTTACCGAGAGGCGGCTCAGTAGCCCGATCGGAGTACCGAATGAGATAAAAGGGTTCTTATCCAACTCGAACTATGCTTCAGTAATAATGGCGGAGTGGATCTTCTACGACAGCGTGGTCGATCCAATCGCTAAGGCACTCTACGATAAGCTCACGGCCGAGGCATCCAATATCTTTGGCGATATCGGCGGATCATTCACCTACGAGTCGGCTCGTCCGGCTTTCGCCGACGAAGACTACAAGAAGGCCCAGACGGATACGGTCAATATCGGCAACATCAAGGCGTTAACCGACCAGGGATACACAACTGAGGGCGCCATCGAAATCCTCGGCTTGCCGGCTCGATACCTGGCCATGGCCAACAAGAAGTACCGTCTGGATAACTTTAATGTTCAGGATGGCGATGATACACCCGACAGTACCGCTTCAAGAAAACCAAGGGGGATGATGCATAAAAAAGTTGCTCAATCTCAACCGGTATATTGCCCGCTAAAGATTGACTTAAAGAAATACAGCGAGCAACTTAAGCACATAGTCACTGCATATGATCTCGAGCTGAGTGAACAAGTCGCAAAGAATGACATGCTTATCAAGGCAGCCGACGACGAGAGCGACGAAGAGAGACAAAAGAGACTACGAGATGAAGAAGAACTGGCCGTCATGCTCACCGCCATAATCACCATGACGGTCTTTGAGCTGGGAAATAGACGAATCTCCGCCGGACTGGAGTTTCTGCGGTCAATCGATATCCCGACGGACAACTTAGCTACCACCTACACCGGCGGTGATCAGAGGCTGTCAAGAAGCATCGGGAATTACCGCAAAAACAAAACACCCGAAAATATGCGCAAGTTAATAAGCAACATTCAATCGACCAGCTCACCCGTCGTTCGTGACCTAAGAGACCACTTACGCACGGTGGCCCGCAACCACAGTGAATACATCAGACAACGAATAGTAACTACCATCAGTAAAGCTCGAGCGGAAGGGCTGGGCGCAGACGAACTTGCCGACAGTTTAAGGGCGCTTATTGACGGAAAAGACGCTGAGCGACTGGCCGTATCAGAGACACATCGAGCCGACGAATTACAGAAAGTTGACCAGGTGAGGTATTGGGCTAAGCAGACCGGCGCTCGAGCACTCAAGAGCGTCCGGAACGACGGGGCTCATCCATGCGAGTATTGTCAGTCGCTCGCAGGTCAATGGTTCGAGCTTGACAACCCGATAGTCGGCGTCGGTGAGACAATCGACGGTACACTGGGCGGACACTGGACTAACAACTACGAGAGCATCGAGGGTGCTCACATCCACCCATACTGCGAATGTCAGACAGTATTCATGATTGCTATCGGCGAGATAGAGGTTAGCTATGAGTAATCAAAATCTCAGTTCAGAAGCCCAAATCGCATTGATACAGCAGGAGATTGAGAGTGGCTTCAAGTCAATCAACGAGAAGCTCGATACTCTGGCCAGTAAATCAGCGTTAGAGCTGGCAGTGAAAGATCGCAATAATGCACTAGATAAGCATGAGAGTCGTCTCAGCTATCTGGAGTTTAAGGCTAATCGACCGTTAGTCGGAACAGCGCTGATATCATCGATCATCACCGCTATCGTAACCTTCTTACTGATGCATTTTCTAAACAGCTTGCACTAATAATCTAATGAAAGGAGAGAGAAATGCAAGATCTAATAAGTAAAATTAATCCAATCGACCTGACCATCTTGGTAATGGCCATCACCGGGGCTACAGAACTAGCCAAGCTGCTCATCAAGAAAGACTATCAGAAGGCATTAGTCATAGTGGTAGCAGCGGTAACGGGAGCTCTGGTTGGGCTAAGTCGGGGACTTGACCTGTATTACGGTATGGTACTTGGCTTGGTAGCGTCAGGGGTCAACACCACTGTCAAGGCAGGCTTTGGCAATAACTCGACTAATGTTACCGGCACTAGCGCAAGCAAGGTAAATAAGATCAACGTAGAACAGGAGGTCAATAATGGATAGCGACGACGTTAAGCCGGGGCTTGAGTTTAAGGGCAAGGTCTACGGTATTAGCAACCCATTTGGCAACAAGAATACAGAGGAGGGCAACGATGGCAATTAGTCTAGATGAGTTTTGTGAGTGGGCCGTCGGTACCGGGCAGGTATCCAATCCGAACGGTAGCTACCCGGGGCAATGCGTTAGCTTGATTCAGCAGTACCTCTACCGGTGTTACGACATCCCTTACGCCCCTCGAGGTAATGCCAAAGACTTCATACCACCCAGGTTTCACCAAGTCGGGGATGCACCTCAACCGGGCGATATTATCCGCTATGGAGCTGATTATGGTGGGGGCTTTGGACACATCGGGATGATAAATGCCGACGGACTGTTTCTCGACCAAAACGGCACCATAGCACTCAGGGTGGCGCTCAGGCATAGTCCTTTCCGGGGGTATCAAGCAATATTCCGACCGGATGCTCTTTGCCAGCTACACCCAACAGTGGCAAGAACCAACGGTCAGCGCATCGAGCAGCACGGTACGTACCGAGCAACCGACAGGATGAATATTCGCCGGCAGCCGAGTCTAAATGGTCAAACCGTGGGCACTCTAGGTATCGGACAAACAGTGCAATATGACAGCTATATCGATGCAAATGGCTATCGCTGGATTAGCTACGTTGGCTACTCCGGCAATCGCAATTACATCGCCAGACGCAATTTTGGCACCGGTAGTGTCTACGGACTCTGCTACTGACAACTAACACAGGAGAAATCATTCATGGCTAATCAAAACAACCCGGGAGACACCCTGGGGACACCAAATAAATATGGCGGCATGACCTCAGTCGAAGGCTATTCAGCCGGAGCTGCTAACGCTTTCTCAGCCGGGATAGTATCCGGCTTTAGGGTATATGCAGATAACCCACTCGGCATGTCCGTGCGAGTAGGTGGAGAGACGGCCGGTAGCGAGGCTATTAAGGACGTCGCCCTGCTGACAGATAACGGCATAGGAGATAGACATGTGGTGTTTAATCGCAATAACACTCCGATTAAGCTAACAATCCCGCCGGCACCAACAGCTAATTCACGTCTTGACGCCGTCGTGCTATACAAAGATATGACTGTCGAAGGGGATAGCGACACGACCGACAACCCCGGCTCGGTTGGAGTTGTAGTGGTCAGTGGTGACGTAGCTGCGACACCACAACTACCGAATGCAGCGAAGATTCGCAGTGTACTGCCAAACGGTACGACCACACTGTACCAGATAATAGCAAGCGTACAGGTGACGAACGGCGCCAGCCTAATTACCGACGCTAATATCAACGACATCCGACAACGGTCGTATCTGACTAGAGAGCTGATAAGACAGGACAAGATATACGAAAAGACCAATATCGCCGGTCCTTTCGGGCTAAAGTTGAATATTCAACGCAGAGGCAATATGTGTATTGCCATGGCATTTAGTACGACATCATCAATGCCTGTCTCGGGCACCGGCAATGAAAGGATACCAATCGGCTATCGACCGACAATACCAACACGAGGCACCATGGGCATTTACACAGCTGACACCGGACAATCAAGCATGGGGACGTTTTTGATGCGCCCAGACGGGCTCATGTCGTGGAATACGGAGCATCCTTCGCATGCCGGTTGGCCGGTGACGGTCTTCGTCGTCTACTTTACAGACGACCCGGAACCGAGCAATTAGCTTTTATCTATAAGTCGCCCAACTTCGCTAACTGAATATATGTCTGATCCGCCATGGTTGCCGTCCTTAGTGCTCTATTTTCTATGTTTACCCACACACACGAGTTTGGTGTGTCAACGATGAGGACATTGGTTCCGCCAATGCTCTGATAGCCGGTCGGGGAGGCTGCTTTGAAAAGCCCGTGGTATATCTCATAAGCACCGGTTCCATTGCCCGTGCCGACGCAGACTAGACCGAAGATGTTATTAGCCTCTATGGTCAAGACTTGCCATCGAGCTAGATAGATACCTCGTTTAACAACCTTTACGTGGTCGCCATTTAGCACAAAGTACTCATTGTAGTTAGGCGTACTTCGATAGACATCAGTGAACCCTCGCACTCTAGTCTGTACTCCGTTTGCCTCGAATGTCTGAGGCGACTTCTGCCTACTGACGACGGACGGTATGGTGCAGCTTATCAGCTCTCTAGTCAGATACGACCGTTGTCGGATGTCGTTGATATTAGCGTCGGTAATGGCGGTGAAAACTAAAAAGCCCCAAGAGTGGGGCTGTGCTAGCTATTTTCTCCTTGCGGAGGGTATCCGTTTGCGAGTTTCTTTCTTGTACTTCACTTTGTTCCGTTTACTAGCTTTATGTGGGGTAATGGGAGGCACCCCTTGGCGGCCGTCTCAGATGGGTCGAGACGAATTTGTTGTTACTATTGGCTATCAGTAGCGTGTGGAGAAAATAGTTAAATACACACACCACCTACTAGTACCGCCAGGCAACTTACTTTTTAAGCTCCGTAACGCTGATAATGGTAGCTGCCATCAGGGCTACTATCACCAGGATAACCAAGGCCAGCCCCGCTATAAGGGCGATGTCCGACATCGTCGATACCACGTTCCATATATTCTGCATAATTACTCCTCTCCTTAATTATTTATTGGTCAAACTTCAGCTGTACCGCTTTTGATGCTCGGCGAGAATGTGCTTCGGGGCGACCGTACATAGCGACCATTGCCATCGAGTCTATATACATGGACTTCGGCGTGGGATACGGTCTCTTGGTCGACGCAACTCGCAGGTATGCCCCGACGTTTCCCAATATCTTCTCGTAGATAGAGCAGCGCAGCATGATTGTGATCATGGTTTTATTAGTCATCGCACCGACCTTCTTGGCGGAAAACAAGAACCTAATTCTGATACTGTCTTGGACCATATATAATGCGTTGATAGCATTACTTAGGTCCAATGGGCTTAGACCCTCGCTTGCAATAGCATCGGCCATCTTGCCGTATACCGACTTAAGGACTCCATCGTCATTCAGCCAAATTGCGATGTCGCCATTGATATTCCTAATGGACCCATCAAGATTGCTACTGACCGCCATCGTCACCATCCGAACTATTTTTGTTAACCCTTTTCCAGACGCCCTCTGCAATGGCTTCGACCAAGAACTCTCTAGTGGGTTTATCATCGAGCTTGACTATGTATCCTAGTCCCATTAGCTCTGTAAAAAGTTGCAGAGCTTTTGTGACCTTTTTCTTGTTGCAATTCAAGACCATACGAATGTTATCAGCTATAGCGCTCTGTCTTTTTAGCCATCCATAACGAGACCATGCTCCGACAACGGCATCGTTTACTGACTCCACGATACGGTCATACACTATCCTGCTCTCGTGGTCGAATATAAGCTTCAACATCCTCTCGGTATTAAACGTGCTTATAGACGAATATCCGTGTTCTCTAGATATCAAAAATGCTACCTTCGAAAAAGTATAGGACTTCCACCTGACGGAGGCGATGATAGACGCACTGTTCAGCTCAGCGTTGACAAAATTCGACATCTGATCACTTCTAGCCAAGCGTGACAGCTCTGAGTACCAATCAGACTTGATTATCTCTTTCGTCATATAACCACGTAGGGGTCTGCTGTCGGGTAATACTATTTTTTCGTCGACTATCCTCTTTGCAACTCGATCGGCAAAGGTGAACTCGATGGCGACCGCATGATGCAGATATCTCTCTACCGTGCAAAGGTCATGTTCGGTGAGGTTGGCGCCTGATTTCTTGAGACAACTCTTTATCTCGTCCAAGATTACGAGCCGCCCTGCAGCTACACGCAGCTCTGAGTATTCCATCACCTCGCAACCCCCTTCAAGCTATCCTTAAGTTTCTTAATCGTCGTTGGTTCACCTGCGTTATAGCACTGGTGGTTGACCGACCATCGACCACCGAGGCTCTCGCACTGGGCTTGCTTCTCATCGGGAAGGGTGGCACTATGAATGACGTCACGGACAAAGACCGTCGAGAAGGCGACTATCGCTACCGCTAAGGGCATTAGAATTACCGCAGAAGCGATAGTTATCCAAGTCTCAGACACACGCCTGTTACTCTTCATTTTTTCTCTCCTTTCATTCCTTTTATAAAAAATAACCATCGCTTCTTGCCTTGTTTATCGCCAAAGGCTGGGCTACAGGGTAATGCCTTTAGAAGTTTAGCCGTCGATACATCACCTTCGCTCCACTTCATAGCCACTCCTCAGCCACCGCCAGAGCTCAACCATCGTGCCGTGTAGCGATTGGCTTTTACTTGTCATCATCACCCTTCTGGTTATTGTCTGCTTTATTGGCATTTTTAGACTGCCTCTTCTGAACCTGCTCAAACGCATCGATGAGGTTGTCCAGCTTGTCAATGTCAGACTTGATGTTAATCTTGGCTGTAAGCTGGACGGTCTTACTGGACTTGATTGCTACGGTGTAGATATAGTCGGCGTAAGTCTTCATTTCATTGCCTAGCGCCAGTATCCCCTCGTTAAAACCAGTCGACGCATCATCATATTGCTCGATAGTCGCCTCGACCATTGCACAAGTAGCCATGACCGCTTTTGTAAGCTGACTTAAGTCTACATTTATCGTTGCCGTTCTAGTAATTTCTTCACTCATTGTCTTTCTCCTTCTCATTCGGCGTAGTCTCATCGACATATTGCCATAGTTCTTTATACGCATCTCTAATATCGATTACATAACTCTCGAGCTTATCGGTGATATCAATGACAGCGCTCTCATTTAGACCGCCGTTATTCAACACTTCCATAAGTGTGAAAACGCCCATCATATCTAAGTCGAAGTTCCGCTTCGACTCCAAAAGCTCTTTATGCGTCAGTTCGCTCATCGTTCTTCTCCTTCACGCCGAGATATGTCAGCCAGTCGTCCTCGTGCTCTTCGATGCTCCGCTCAGCTAATTGTTTGTCGTCAAAAAATAGCTCTCTGCTAAACACAACGTGCTCACCCAAGAAAACGTCATTAATCATCAATTCTCCTCCATTCACGCTAAAGTAGACATTAAAGCGATTTTCGCCAGCATCAATGTCTCGTGAATTGATAAATCTTGCCCCTACCGAGCGAAAGTCTGTTGTTGTCGTAACCTACGCTGGGACAGAATGAGGCACGATCAACAATGCCTTCATCATCCATAAAATAGTAATACTCGTATGCCGCTGGCCTCCAATAGCCACCGCTATCGGCAACCTCATCTAATAAGTCTGCCGGTATTTTAGCCAGCACGCCAGTATTGATTTTCAATGTGTACATGTCGCCGCCGTCTTCAGCTTTAATAAACTCATCTCCCTCGTCGAACGGTTGCCAGTCCTTGTTCAATCTGTAGTATTTCATCCATTTTCTCCCTTCAAAATCGTTTACCATCCAGGTAACTTAATATCTCTTTGCCGCCATTCTCGTAGTAATCTTCTTTCTTGAGAAGCTTCTTTATCTCGCTAAGAGAGTAGCTTATGTCGCAAAAGCCATCATGACATGGTCCATAGCATGAACAGTGACCCAAGTCATTGATGTGCCATTTATTACGAGAGTCCTGATAGACAATAGTGCCACCGCCACTGTAATCGCCTCTCTTGTACCAATAGATAACTTTTACTACTGCAATGCCTAACGGCGCACCCCTTTGTAGATCCTCGTAATCATAGTCGTCAAACTCATCATTGCCAAGATTAACTACCAGAGCTTCTCCAATTTTCTTACGATCCATCGCCTATTTCTCCTGCTTAGTTGACGCTAGCTCGTTGTCAAGCAGTCGCAAGAGCCGATCTACCAAACAAGTCATATCGTCAAAATAAGCACCCAAGTCCTGCCTAAATCCATCGGCTCGTCCTAAGTTATAGAACACCTTGTCGGAGCCAAGCCTGCCGAAGCTAGCGGCGGCAGAGGCAGAAGCATTGATGGCATCTTTTTGCCTCCTGTCGATGGAGGCGTATCCACTTACGATGGTGGTACGCCTAACCTTCATTTCGTGCATCGTTAGTCTATCTATGGTCATATTTATCCCTCATAAAGTTTTCAAACTCTAGTGCTTCAATCAGATCATCTATATCATCGTGAGGTCTTGTCTGATTAAAGACCTCACGACGCCTAGCGATCTCTTTTTTCGTCTCTTGCCTAGATTCCCTCGAAGTAAATCTTGAACCTGGCCAATCGACTTTGCCCTTTAGCTTTAGCTTTGGGCGATGCTCCAGGAGTCTTAGTCTTTTTACTCCTGAGATCGCCCGCCTTATGAACATCATCGCTCATATTCCTCCAGTGCCTCAGTTGGCGTTAGCTACCTTTAAGACTTTAGTCTTGCCCTCGGCGGGAGGGGATACAATCTCAGCCTCTTTAACAACCTTCATCTCTTTAGCCATATCGAGCAGCCGCTTGACGATATTGTCAATCTGTATCTCCGCCTTATCTCGGGTCCGGCGTAGCAGCTCGATTGTATCTATGACGTCATCCCTGGTGATAACGAACACCTTCATAACCAACCCCGGGATAGCTAGGCGATCGTCGTAGAGGACGAAGTATAGTCGATCAAGCTTCTCATTAACCAAGAAGTAGTTGGCTACTTGGTATTGATACGCCTCATCAACACAGCCGTTAAATATCATCCGTAGGTGATTCTTAGTGTCGAGGCACTTAATCTCCATCGCCCAAGTCGGCTCAGCGACGTCCTCGTAGGCATCCGGTGAACATAACCAGTTCTCATTCTCATCACTTTGCCACGTGAGGGCGTCACTAACGTAGTTATCGAGTCCAAGCATCTCGCAGGCTTTCTCGACAGCTGTATCCTCCAGTCTAATACCGCGCACTATAGGGGCTTTGTCCTCGCCGGCAATACTTAATCTCTCGCCGACTTTAGCCCAAAGAGTATCTAGAGGTTTGTCAGTAAATCCGCCGTCTTTACTCCGGCTTTTCGCATATAAACTGCCGATCGAAGTGCCAGTGATCTTGCCTCGTCGAAAGTCCTTCCACTTCGCTCGCTCGTTACTCTGCGATATCTTAACTATTTTCATGCTTATCAAAATCCTCCATGGTTATTGGCGCTAGCGGGTCAACAGTCTCGCCACTGTTACCCGGTTCGATGCCCAGCTTCTTGCGCACCATCGCTTTCATTTCTTCTGCGTCATCAGCCTTTGCCTCCGGCGAGTTGGGATTGTCCACGTAGGCTCCGTCAACCACCTGGTCACTAACGACGGCTTTTTGAAGCTCGGTGTCAAGCGCTCCGTACTTGCTAATCAGGAGCTTTAGAACAGTCTTCTTCGCCATGCCGTCAAACTCATCGACCCAAACTCCGGCACCGGTCTTAGCAAACGCTTTGCTGTACTTCTTAGCGTGAACCAGAAGCTCGTCAGTCGTCATGTAGAGCATCTTGCTAAAACCGTTAAGTAGCTCAAAGTAGGCGACGTAGCCAACCACCTTGAGTTTCTGTCTGGTCTTGTCGTCAGCCCAGTTGAACTTGATGTCGCCAGACAATCGATCACGAGAGATAATCTCGCCCTCTCGCACATCTTCGGCGTTGATGGTCTTATACAGTCCTGATCGCTGAGCTAACTGGATAAACCCCTTGTAGCCCATTTGAAATTGACACAAACTACCGTTCTTGGTGTCGTAGGGTATCAGATAGGCAAACCCAAGGTTGGGGTTAATCTCGAGCTTCATCGAAGCCGCCGTCAGAGCAGCGGTGAGGACTGACCGAGGCTCACATTTCGCCAGGCTGCTACTGGCGTTGACCGCTGAAATCAGGCTAGTGACGAACTGGGGAGTTCGCTCCGCCAATAGCTGGTTGATCCTCGCTTTAACGTTATCGTCGTGGATATATCGGGCGAGAGTCATCGACTTGCCACCCGAGTTGTTACTCATATTCGTATTCCTTTCTTTGTGCCAGCTTGAGGTATTCATCTACAGTCGAGTTGTAATCGACAATGTTCTCTTCGTCGATATAATCAGCCGCTTTATCCATCAGCCAGCCATATTCATCACGGCTACATCGATCGTTGCGATAGTCCCTGATGTAATCATCGACAGCATCGCTCATCATTACAGCGTTAATCAGGACGCTGTGCCAGTTGGATATCTCACCGTCATCATTCATTCTCACTATTCCGAAGTCGATGTTTTCGGTGATGATATCACGGCGCTCCCTTAGTAAAGCAGCAAGCTCATTGGGAATTGCCTTATCCCAATCCTTCATACTCATTGCCATAACTAGAAACGGATCTGCCTCCACCAGCGTTCTATCTCGTAACCGTTCTCGTCGTACTTAAACTGATTGATTAGCCAAACTGCTAACGCCCAAGCGATGAACAGGGGACTAATGCCAATTAAAGTCGACAGTACTTCTAACCACATACTATTTTCTCCTTTCCGGGTAAGTCTCGTCTCTAGGTAGAGATGGTCAAGCCAAGATTAATGAAGTTGCGAAAGAAAGGCATGGGCTACAACGGCTTCACCACCTCAGCCTAAAGGCGAGAGTGTTTAGCTTGATTAGCTCGTCGAGCCAATTCAAGCGTAGTTAGTTGATATTACCGAATTGTTAAGTTTCTTAGCTCCGCCGGACAGCCAATAATTTTCCCGGTGGCAGTAGATCGCATCCCGATGTGCTACTTGCATGTGCCTCTCAAACAAACTTCAGCACGCTTTTCGCACTTTCTGGTGTTCTCTATGGAGTCTCGATAAACCGAATTGAGACCCCAATAAAAAACAGCAGGCGAATCGTTCTCGTCTGCTGCAAATAAAAAAGGATAGGCATTTTGCCTATCCTAATCAGTTCATCTTTTTGGTTGGGATGGAGGGATTCGAACCCCCGAATGTCAGGACCAAAACCTGATGCCTTACCACTTGGCGACATCCCAGTAAAGCTAATAAGATTATACACCATTCCGAGATCGGTGAAAAAAGGAAAATCCCCCTGCTCGAAAGCAGGGGGGGGGAGGGTGGATAGGATGCCGGCGAGCCAGCGCACAATGCACATGCGCCGGCTGGAGCCATTTACGATCATCCCAAAACTATCTCACCGTACTCGTTTATTTCCATAGTATCAATAGTATCGTAGGAATGAGCCTCCGAGACGGACTCGCAGCTAATAGCCCCAAGTATTTTTTTCAAAGCGGCAATACGCTGCTCCAGTTCAGTCTCTTCAGCAACACCAATATTACCATTCTCCTCCGGCTCCGGTAACGGTGCTGTAGTGTCGATTTCACACTTCAAATTCTTAGAATCCATTATTCCTCCTTAATGTATGCAAGCCATCTAGAGCCTCCCTCAGATGCAACTTGATGCTATTCACTCTAACACTTTATCTCTCATTTGTCAAGCTTGGGTCTGTATTAACACCTTAACTGCAAAGGATAAGCTAAATAAAGACACGTTTCAATTTTAGCCC